TTGCTCGTTGCAAATCAAAGCTAGGTGCAGTCATTCCTTCCCCTACTCGCTGCCCCATCATGTCTTCGCCATAAATCTCTTGAGGCTTGGTTACAGCACCTTGGATAACACCTTGAATTCTTTGTTGTTCAGCTAATGCTTGTTGCTCTAACTGACGCTTGCGAATCATGTCTTGCAATTGGACATTCTGCAACTGACTTTGCATAGCCTCAGTCATACCACCTCGGTAAGCCTTTTGACCAGCTTGTAAGCCTTCAGCAATAGAAGCACCTGTGTTGCCACCTTGGAACAATCGTCCTGCTAGTGCGTACAAAGCCTGTGCTTGTGCATCGTCACGATTACGAGCAATGTCAGCAGGTGACATACCAAGCAGACCCATTGTGTCTGCACCGCTAGTACCAAAAATGTCTAATAGTCCAGCCATGTTAGAACTCCAAAGAACCCATGTATTCACCAGAAGCAGGGTTTAAAGCTGACGAACCTCTTAGCCAATTAGCACCACTATTCCACAAGTTACTAATGCCAGCAGAGCCACCTAAATTCTTATAAAGACCACCAGCAGTAGCAGCAGTACCTAGCAACTTTTGCAATGTAGAAGCATCAGCAGCACCAGACGCAGTAGTTTGACCAACTCGTCCTAATGGGCTTCCGTAGACCAATGATAGGTAGTTCTGCAAGTTCTGTTGTGGCTGGTTTTGTAAGAAGTTAAAACGCTGAATATCAGCACCTAACTGTTGACCTGTGTAACCTTCACGAACTTGACCAGCATTAAGTAATTGCTGAATGTCTTGGTAATCAGTAGCAGCTAACTGAGGCGCAGCAGCAATAGCAGCCTGTTGCCTTGCTCGTTCTTGCTCGTAGTTTTGATAAGCTAGTTGACCTGCTGTGTTAGTCAAAGCCTGTGCATACTGACCAGAAGCCCTATCCTGCAAGTTACCCATAGCACCAGAGCCATAACGCCCTGCTAGGCTTGCTTTGGATGCAATGTCACCCAATGTACTTTGAAACTGAGTCTGAGCCGCTTGTGCTGCTGGCGCAAATGCACCTTGAAAGAAAGGGTTTCCACCTAGATAAGCACCGCCCAAAGTACCCTGTAGTTGCTGTTGAGCAAGTCCAGTTAGAGGATTTCCTGCTAAAGCACGAGTCTCTAAGGCTTGAAGACCTGCTTGTGTAGTCTGCGAGGGTGCTACAAAGGTTTCGCCTGTGTAGTATTGTGGGCCACCGCCCTTATAAAGACCTGCTGCTTGCTCTAAACCATACGTTAGATATGGTGCAATTGCAGGGTCAACTTGTGATGTGGTAGTAGTAGCCATCTTTTACTCCTAGAGTTTCGGATTCCAAGATGGGTCATCCACGGAATCCATTATACATAAATTATTAAAATCAACCAATAATTGCATATCTATATGTCTTATTGGCAGTTGAATTGGCAAAGTGGGTAATCGTAGCCGTACCCTGTCCTTGGGAACTAGCGTAAATACCATTAAAAGTAGCACCACCGCCTACTAAATTCATAGTAGCTATGACTGATGGCACAGCAGGTCTTGTCGGGCTTGTGCTTGTCCCAAAATGCTCAATACTTACACCAGTATTTTCAGTTCTCCACACAATCTCAACATAATCATTAGCAGCCATGTCAATAAAGAAATTCAATGCAGCAATGATATGACTTGGGTCACCAGAACTTTTCCTCGGAGGAGGGTGAAATCTACTGTTTGAGTTTGCGATATTTGTTCCATTCTTACGAAACCAAACATCCACATCTTGACCATCGTTTGTGGTGTTCTTAAACTGAATGGAAAACTGTAAGTTGTAGAGTCCTGCGTTTTTTACATTTAACCTAGAACTATTTGATAACGTAATTCCATTAGAGAAGTCGGTTGTATCAAAGGTAATAGGATAAGCAACAGTCGTACTAGCAGCAGTCTGGTCTGTTCCGTCTTGAAAAGCCCCATAAGGTGCAGAATCAGCAAAAGCAGCAGCAGAGGCAGGAGCAAACAAGATTACGCTGTCTGGGCCTATCCTTCGGTCTGTCAAAGTGGTAGTGGTTGCACCACCAGTAGCCAGCGTCAAAGTTCCTGTGTTATTGGTCTTTCCATCCATGATGCCACGGACTACTTCAGCCACAGCCCTCTGGTCACCACCAAATGCAGGTAGGCTTCTAAACATCAGCGAACCCCTTGTGGTGTTACGTCCACATCCACGGAGATAGCGTTATTCCAGTTAGCACCTGTCGGAGTCACTTTGAGCCTGTGATACCTACCTGCGCTTCTCAAGGAAACACGATTCTCTGAACTAGCAGCCACCGAAGTATTAAAACTCACACCTTGGTTTAGCAATGTACGAGAAGCAATAGCCACAGTTGCAGAGCCATTGTCAACAATAGGTCTAGCTAGGGTTACTACTGAGTTAGCACCAATGTCCAAGTCGCCCGTAGAAATTACGGCTGTTTGGTTAGCACCTGTAAAACTCATCACACGAGTGGCTAAAGTACCACCTAAGAAATACTTTCCACCAATAAACAACTGTGAGTCTAAACTTGTGGTTAAGGCATCAATAGAAGCAGAAAGACTGTCTAATTGTTCAAGCGTTACAGACGATGTAGAGGCTTCAGACAAGAAGTCAGTCCCTGCGTCCCCATAAGTCCACTTCTGAGTTTTAAAGTTGTAAATCAAAACGCTTCTGTTTCCATTAACAGTTTTGTAATTCCAGATTACAAGTTTGCGAATTGGGTCAACAGCAGCAGACATGGTTTTAAAGTCAGATTCAGAAGCATCTTGTAGAAAGAATCTATCTACCTTTTCTGCGCCAATAGCTGTGACGTTTTGTCCATCACACATATAGAAACCATCGTCAGACAAAAAGAAAGTTACACCTTGGTATTGTGCAATTGAGCCAGAAGCCATGCAACCCTTGCCACGAGAGATGTTGTCAAACTGGAATATGAATGGAGTACCTACATAGGTCATTCGGTGAATTGCTCGCTCTAAAAGAACAAGACCAAACTCACCACCACGAATTCCTACAATCTGTCCACCATCAGGAATGTCCTGATAATCAGACTGAGTGTTTACATCCTCAACCCAATCAGTCTCATTATTTAATGCTGACCAACGTACACGATACTGCTGTTGTGTCGTTTCTAGCGTATTTGCACACACGACAAAATCACGCACCACAGTAATGAACTTAGCAATAGGCGCACTAGCAGATAAGTCAGCAAACGATGTAGATGTTCCTAGCGTCCATGCTTGGAGTTTCTCGGCATTGTTTGTAGAGATTACAGTCTTACCATACTGAGTAAAGCGAACCCTATCGTTAGCACCAGTAGTCATGCCAGTTTTAACCTGAGTGATAGCCCCTACACCAGTTACTGTGTAAATTCTGGTTGAGCCAGCAGCGAATAGTTCAGTATCACCATTAGGCTTTTTGGCAGCATAAAGAGAAGTTAAGTCTTCAGCAGCATTACTTGTGGAAAACGTCACAGGCGCAGGAAAAGGGCCATAACCAATAGCCTGAGAAACCACGTTCTTAGCGTCAGTCAACGCACCAGACACGCTAGGTTGGTCAGGCATCCACTCACCAAAAGTTAATTTTGTCGTAGCCATGTATTACTTCCTTGAGACTGAATTGTCCAATCGTTGTCGTTAGCAGCAACTGGTGTCCATGTATTTGAATCTACTGGAACTGCTGTCCAAGTATTTGTGTTTCTGCTTACTGGTGTCCATGTGTTGTCATCTACGACAACAGGAGTCCAGTTGTCACCAAGAATAACGCCATTTGCAGTAATCGTAGCAAGCGCAGTAATCGCAATCACATTTCCATATGTAGCGTTAGCTTGTGCAGATACGTTTGCATTAGCCGTAACACTTGCTACTGCATCTCTAACCCTTATTGCATCAGCAGTTACTGTAGATGTTCCGCTAACAGTAGCAGAAGCATTTTGCTCACGAATACCAATTGCGCTTACTGTTGCGTTACCAGTAATACTAGCTACACCTTCAGCGACAATACCGCCATTTGCAATAAATGTTGCAAAACAAGTTACAGATGCAACACCATCCTTGATGATGCCACCAACAGCAGTTACATCAGCACTACAGGTAACGCTTGCACTTGCAAACTGAACACGGATAGCATCACAGATAACGATTGCTACTGCGTCTATTCCAACTGTAGCGTTCTGTACCCTAATGCCTTCACATGAAGCACTAGCAGAACATTCAATGCTTGCACTAGCGTATTGAACCCTGACAGCATCTGCTGTAAAAGTTGCTGTGCCGTTTACCGCCCCACTACCAAACTGAACCCTAGTGCCATCGGCTATAACGCTTGCAGACGCAGTTACAGACCCATAGGCATCCCATAGGGTTACAGAAGTTTCATAAAGTGGACTATCGAGTGTGAGTGTTAAGTCATCAATGCTAGACTTTAAATTGTCTAGCGAGTCAATTGTCCACGGAGGCAGTAAGTCAGCCATCTCACGCTAAAGTAACGCTCAATGAACCAGCAGCAATGCGGAACACATCACCAGTTGCAATAGTCTTAGAAGCGTCTAGTGGTGTGTGATACAACAGATTACCTGTCGTCAAAGCATCACGAATACCAACATAGGCAACAGTACCCCATGAGCCACCAGCTTGAGGAAACTCAATAGCAGCAGAGTTGGTAGTTGCACCATTGCTAGGCGCACCAAATGTAATTGACTGACGAGCATAGCTAGTACCAGATACTTCTGTACCTGTGTCAGCGTCTGTTGGGTCAGATGTGTATAAAGGAAGATACACAGTTGTTGGTGCTGTGTACGTTGTTGCTCTCAATGTGCCGTTAATCAGCGCATTTTCGAGATAGTTACTCATTTCAGCCATAGTTTCACCTTGGAGTTAGTTTCATTGCTAAAGGAACACCAGAATACTGACCTTCTTCGTCAGACTTGGTTAGGGACGCAATCGCTCTGTCATACATAGTTCCCCATGTATTGATTCGTGCGTCATTCATTAAGTAAGGCTCTGCTTCAATCAAAGAAGCGTAGAGCAAAGCATCTGGTGCTGTTGTCAGGAATACGTTAGTTGTATTGCTAGACGATAGATAAGCTGGCGCAGAGAAGTACAACAGTTTTACTGTATAGATACCATCTGGTGCTGGAGATACTTGAAAGTCGTTAGCAAGAATTGTGTAAGACAAAGGAACACCAACTTCTGATGCTCTTGGGTCATTAGACAATGCTGATGGACTTGAGTAGCTAAGTGGCTGAATAGGATTTGTCATTACAACAAAATCACGCACCTGCAAAAAGTCAGCAGGTATCTCAATGGTATTGTCACCAGATACTGTAGCAGTCGTAACGGATTTCAACATCTGGCGAATACGCAACTCTCTACGGAGTCGGTTTTCAGCAAATGTAATAAAGTCGGGAATCTGAGAAGTCAAGTCAGACCTAGCCAAATAGTTGGCTATTGAAGTCTGCAAGTCAGAATATGTTGAGAGGCTCATACCACTCCTGTTCTAGTGCGCCACGCACGATTCATTGGGTCATTTAACCAAGCAGCAAAACGCTTGTCATCAAGAACAGCAAAGCCACGCATGATTCCAGCTTTGTTCAAGTCATC